ATGCTTGTCCAAAGCCATGTTTATTCTGTTGTTCTGCTGCCTGCATTGGTGCTGGTGAGTCAGTATGTTGTGCTATCATATCGCAACCTTGAGACATGAGGGCTTTAGCAGCATCTGATTCTTTACCAGGATTAAACCAAGTATTTACCCATACAATATCCATTTCTACATCTGGATTCATTTTACGTGCTCCTAAGAAAAATGTATTAATTTCTCGGATAACTTCTGGAATAGGATATGCACCAATATAACAGATTTTATTTGATTTAGTCATCATCCCTGCAATAATACCTTGAACGTGTCTAGCTTGGTATAGACGCAATCCATAGCTAGACATATTAGGTGCTCGTTTATATCCAGTAGCGTGCTCAAACTTTACATGTGGGTAACGATTAGCCATCTTTAGAGTAGGTTCCATATAGCCAAATGATGTAGTAAATACAATATCAGCACCTCTTAGTACCATACCATTGATTACACGCTCTGCATCTGGTCCTTCACCTACACTTTCGACATAAAATGTTTCGACTTGATCTCCAAAATGTGCTTCAACATCTTGCCTACCAATGTCATGACGATATGTCCATCCGCCATCGCCGGTTGGTCCTACGTATACGAACCCTACTTTAACCTTATCCCCAGCCCATGCGCTTGTTGCTAGCATGGCTGCTGCTACGATTGTTAAAAGTTTTTTCATTTAGTTATTTCTCTTTCTTTTTTAAGTTAATGTTGAGTGGTCGTACTGGTTAATCCTTGAACTCGTGTATAGAATGTTTTGCTAACGCCTAAATTATCTACTAATTGTTTACACATCAAAGCGTCGTTTGGCCATAAGCCATATTTGAAGACGAGTTCTATCATCTTCTCAGCTCCAGAAGGTTTAATTATATATGCTGAGTTTCCAGCCAGTCCTTGTGGTATATTGAACTCGTCGATAGTTGGAACTGGCTGTATATCTTTCTTATTCTTTTTTATAATATCATGAAATACTTGAGCTCGGCGGGTTGCACCGAGAGGATTATTAATACCTATTATATCATATTTTGAATCCAAAAGATACTGGTAATCTAGCTTTTTAATAAAAAGTGCGTCGTGTTCTAAAACTAAAATGGGTTCTTTTTTCTCAAAGCATTCTGTCCACAGTCGAAAATGACTTACTGCTGCAGCCATTCTTCTTTCTTTAATAGCTGTCGCATATGCCGATTTGATAAGACCGGTAGCTATACAACTAACTTTACCTTCCCATGGATAATTCCACACCAGATCCCAGTCGATTATTTCTTTCTTGACAGTATCTTCAGTGCTTGCATTAAACTTTTGCACATAAAAAGCATTCCCTACGCTTCTGCAACTTCGCCAGCATTCGTTATAACCCTTTTCGGAAATTGGATTATCTTTTACAGTAATACAATATGTATTCAATAAGTTCATTATTTTCCCTTTTAGGGTTTACAAGTTGATGGATACATGGTATAATAAAGAGTATTCTTTAAACAGGGGGATAGTAACCTAATTTACACGATAATAATCTTTGTACCAAGACACAAAATTTTCTACGCCTTCAGCAATCGAAACTGTAGGCTTGTACCCTAGTTTTTGTAGCTTAGTAGTATCAGACCAAGTGGTATGGGTATCAGCTGGATGCATTGGTACTAATTCACGTATTGCTTTTCGATTCAAATTCTTTTCTATCTCATCTACAAAGTCCATTAACATTACTTTCTCACCACGGCCTATACAGTATATATCTTCTAATTTATCTGGAGTTTTCTGAGATGTCTGTAACAAAATATTAATACCATTTACAATATCATCGACATATGTAAAATCACGTACCATATCACCGTTATTAAATAACTGGATAGGATTACCGGCAATAATGTTTTTTGTAAAGTCAAACAATGCCATATCAGGTCTTCCCCATGGTCCATAAACAGTAAAGAATCTTAAACCAACATTAATAGGAATTTTGCTACATTTAAATTGCGACTCATTAACAATTTTTGAATACGCATATGGATTAAGCCCTGGACCAAGCTTTTCATCTTCATTTGAAGGAAGAGAATTATTTGCCATTACGCTTGATGATGAAGCATAAAGTACTGTATTAATTTTATGTTCTACACATGCATCAATTAAATTTTGAGTTCCAGTAATATTATTATCAATATATAATTTTGGATGTTCTAAAGAATGCCTAATTCCTGCATATCCTGCTAAGTGTATAACAGCATCAACGTCTTTTAATTTATTAAACCAACGATCACTATGACCTACTAAATCGCCATAGATATTTTCAATTCCTAACTCATCAAGTTTTCCACTTCTAGCTCTTTTCAAAGCAACATCATAATAAGAATTATATGAGTCAATTCCTAATACATGATGACCTTGAGAAAAGAGCTTTCTAGCAAGGTGATAACCTATAAAACCTGATATGCCTGTAATGAATATTTTCATTATAATTAACCTTTTTTACACACAAAAACCACACCTAAGTTCCTATTTCCTTTAGTTAGTTTTTTAATGATATTAAGATTCCCTTCAATTAGTAAATCTTCTATTTCTTTATTAGTTGCACAAACAGGATCTGGAGCGTAATCTGGAACACTATCCCTCTCATTGAATTCTAAACATAATTTTCCATTATCATTTAACTGATTTTTCCACACATTCAGAGTTTCTTTTGGGGTTGTAGTATGATCAAACGAATTTGAATAAACAATATCAAATCTATTAATAAACTCAGGCAATTGTTTATTAAAATCATGTTGTATAGTCATTTTATATTCTAAAGCATTGTCGCCTATCTCGGTTCCTATGATTTCTGAATTTGGTAAGTATTTTTTAAAATATTTTTGTTCAGCGCCAGCTCTGGTTCCATGACATAGTATCTGAGAAGCAAATGGGCATTCTTTAGATATATTCATAATGGTGTCTTCCTTTACATATACCCATCCTTTCTTATTCTCATTTACTCTCTTTTGCTCTGTAATATACGCATCGTAACTTTGGTAATTATAAACTTCAATCATGAATTCTTCCCTAAAACTGTATATCCAACATTTACTGTTCCTCTTTCAATAATTTTCCACTTATTTTCTTTTGCAAAATTATTTAAGACTTGAAACAGACTATCATTTTTCTTTCCAAACAACTCACTAGTATCATGCGCTATAATATATTTGTTTACATTTCCTCCATGCAGAGCTAACTCTTGATTCATAAAATCAGGTTTGTGAACTGAATCGATTACGAGCATATCACAGTTGGCAATAGCTCCTAGGCCGGTTGAACTGGTTTGCTTCATAGTTAGTTTAATATTATTTTCTTCACAAAACTTATCCGCAATAGGACTTAGAAATTTATAATATCTTGAAGGATCAATATCCACCATTACAACACTTTTAGGTTTAGATAACATGGCAGCCGAAGCTGTTCCGCCTTGGTGTGTACCGAATTCCATATAAACATCTTCGTCCTTTAGATATTTCTGTATAGCATCATGGATATCAGTATAGCCTTTGCCGTGCGCTTCCTCTTGTTGTCTACGGATTTCGCTATTAAACTCTTTAATAGTTTTCACATGTCCTAATTCAGAATTAATCATTTGCTTTCCTTATGTTTATCTCTGTATCTTTTCAATCATTTCAACTAAATCTGATTTTGGTGCTAATTCAATTGGTTTTTCTGCATCATTCGGCCACTCTTTCCAGACTGGTATCGTTTCTCTCCATTCTTTAAATGGCAAATTTGTGATAGCCCATAAAGTCTCTCTTGGCCAATCATCTGCTGTCCTGAACATGATATGAACTAATTTAGTTTCATCTGTACGGGTGTCATTTACTGTAGCTTTAGGATGAGACCTTAATTTATGCATATATGAATTCCATCCATTATGCATTTTCTTAAACTTAAATCCATCAATATGAATGCAAGCATTAAAATAGTTCTGATCTAATCTATAAAAAAAAGGTAAACGGTTTTTGTATACGAGTTCAATATACTCTTGAAACGATGGCCATTCAGTTTTCATTTTTCTCAAACCTTTTTTGGATATCACTACAACACCGCTGTTGTATACCATAGGTCTTTTTTTCTCGTCAAATGAATATTTGATATTCCATTTATTTTTCAGCATGTTTGTCCACAGAATGTCATTATCATAAGTGATATCTGATACATTCATTATACTTCTAAAATATGGTTGGTCAGGCTCAGTACATATTCCCGCATCTTCACCGTCAAGTTGATCGAATATATTTTCTTTTAAATTATCTACTGGAAAAATATCAATATCCATCATAGCAATATTATCATAATCATCAAAATATGGATCAATCAGAGGATTAGCTGATTCATAATATACGGGAACTGGAGATATTTTACCAGCAATAATTTTGTTATGATCAAACCTATATTCTGCACCAATACTTTCTGCATATTTTTTGACTAGTTCTGTGCTATAAACAACTCCTGGTTTTAAGTCGCCTTTCCAGTATTGATAAATTATATTTTTCATTCACTCTTCTCCATAAATTCATCATCATTCATAATTATATATAATTAGCCTACAGATTCCATTCTGATCTTGATAAATTTACTATCCGATTTATTTTAGCATCATCAAAATAATCGGCACCAGATAATTGTACATGCACGAATTTAGTAAATTTATTTCTACTATCATTTATGTTATCTTGTAATGCAAGTGGTCCACTCACAAAATGAATATAACTATTCCATCCATTATCCATCTCTGTGTAATCGCTATGTGTTACCATCATTGCATGAAAATAGTTTTGGTCAACTGTATAAAATCTACTCAGTCCTGTTTTTTTCATCGTGTCAAAATATTCTTGATAGGGTATAAATTTTTCACGCGCTAACTTCATTGCTTCTTTTGTAAACACAACCATACCTGCATTATACACTTTTAAATGACCATCATTATCCCGAGGCATAACTGATTTATATTGTTTTTTAACTTCTGATGCCCATTTCTCATCACTTTCTTTACTAATACCACCATTGATTCTTGTGCTTTGTCTATACTTTCCTTGAAATGGCTCAGTACATACTCCAAAGTTTTTGATTGGCTCATCGAATATATTTTCTTTTAAATTATCTACTGGAAATACATCCAAGTCTACCACACAAACTTTATCGTATTCTAGAAATGAATCATCTACAATCGGATTTAACCATTCAAAATATTTACTATTATCATCTGATACATATTTGGAAGCAATGTTTGGATTAATGTCTAATCTATAATCTGCACCAATCCGATTAGCATACTGTCGAAATAATTTTTCACTATATTTACAGGCGGATCTCAGCTCACCTTCCCAAACTTGATAGATTAGGGTTTTCATTTCAATCTCTCTATTAATTGTACATCTATAATATCTTTTGGTTCATTTCTTCTTATCTTCATATTCTTTATTACATCTAAAGAGACATATTTAAAGCCATTGTAATATAAGTGATATAGCGGATTATTAACAATATCATCTAGAGTTAATTTATAATGTGTTTCTAAATATTGATTATGAGAGTCTGCCGGTGCATCGTTATAATAAATTAAATCTAGATCTTTACAGTCTCTTAAACCATATAATGATAATACGCTTGAACCAGTAACTACTGTGTTATCATCAGGTTTCGCAGCATTCATAAGGTTTCTATAATTTGTAAATGAGGTGTTTTTTCTATTATTGAGAAAATGTATACTATTATCATTGAATACAGTTTTAGCTATTCTAATAGTTTCCTCATGGAAATCATTGATATGAACAGAATGGTTACCAATATTGAATAACGCTCTAATCTTGGTTTTCATTTCTTTTAAAGTTTCAAGATTTTTTGCATCTACTAATACAAATGTTACCTTAGTATCTCCTCTAAAACATTGGTTCCCTTTTCGTCTTATACCTTCTTCATTTGCCCAACCGGTTGACGTAACAGCTTTTTGTTGGATCGACTCAGCAAGATATATTTCTTTCATTAAACCAAGTTGTCCTTCAGAATTTAATTCTGCAGATGAATGATAAAACACATTAGAATATTCATCGATTATATTCATAACTTCATTCATACGTGTATGGGCAATAGGAAATAAACAAATGACATGTGTATTAGATTTTAGTTTTGCGTATTCTACGGCTGTTCTTTTCAAAATGGATTGTGGTAATTCCCTTTTAGTAAAGAATTTATGATCATGATCAATGTAGTAAGGATCGTTTTGTGCAGAAACATTTGTATTAATAGTATTAATAGGTCTTTGATGATATAATGCTGCTGCTAATCTATGAGCACCATTTACAAGATGACCTACAGAATTTACTATAACTGGCTCATCAACAGTATTATTAATTATCGATTTAAATGCATTGTCAAAATCTTCAAAGCCTCTTTTTCTCGGTGTACCTTCATAAAAATCATTCCATCTTTGGATATGTTCTTTGTATATACTTTTATAATAATCACTTGACAAATTTGATGCATACAAATATTTAACAACAACATCAAATCGCATATGTGTTAATAAATCATTTGGATTTCTTGTTTCCATCATATAATACCTTTTGCCACTAACTCATTATAATTTTCTATTTTTTCTCGTTTAGGTCCTTCAGGTGTGATTTTGGTTCGTATGTGAATGAATCCCGCTTTTTCTGGATTAGGCAGAAAACTACACTGACACCATTTATTATCTAAATTTGGATGTTTAATTTTTAATCCTGCATAAAAGGCTAATGTATGAAATATTCCCTCATCTTCATATCTATAAAGCTCATTATAATTCTCCATCCATTGCTCATTTTCACCTAAACAACTTCTTAAAGTTCGTCTTAAATTTTTATCCATTTTATAAATTGCACCGCCCCAATACGGAATATCTATACTAGATATAAAAGGATGGGAATGTGATAGTCTCTGATGTAATCTTTTTTGCACAGTATTATAGAGACCCACTCCCTTTTGATCAAATATATTTGTTTTCATATCTTTAGGAGCAAACATATCAATATCTAACATTAAAACTTGGTCATACTCGTCAAATTCTCGATTTATCATATGTACTTTTTGACAAGGCGATGTAAGATGTTCTCTAAATGGTTTGCCTCTTATTAATTGATATTCAGCACCAACCATTTTAGCATACTCTTGAATATTTGCCATAGAAAGTTTATCAAGCGGGCGAAGTTCACCGTCAAAGTGCTGTAATATTATATTCATTTTTTATAAAAAATATAATTTAATTTATCCACTGACTCTCTGTCGTAACCAACCTCTTTGAACCATTCTAACACTTCTTGTAATCCACCAAAACTATTATCTATTTCTACAAATAAAGGTGGATGATTATTTTCTATAAGAGTATTTTTTATTCCTTTTAGAACTGGAAGAACATAACCTTCAGTGTCTATTTTAATGAAATCGATATCATTAAATTTATAGCTGTCAATATCAATAACCTTTACTGTTTCTCTTGACCAAAGATGCAAAGGCAGATTTCGGCCATTAACATAGTTGGCTAAAAATTTTTCACCTTCTTTATCAAGAATCTTATTTCTTGTTATCGAGTTTTTAAGATCAGAAATTTCTAACTCTTCGGATTTTTCTCCTACTGCATAGTTGTAGCACGTAACATTGTCTAAATGTTTAGTATTTTCTACTAACTTGCCGTATGTTTCTTTAAGAGGTTCCCAACCATACACATGTTTAAACTTAGTAGAAAAATCTTTTACAGTATTTCCAACACAGGAGCCAATATCTAAAGCATTACGGAAATTTTTTATATACGGCAAGCTTTTTTTAAGTTCATCATCACCAGTCATTTAGTATTCTCCTTATTATTCTACTAACTTTCTTAGTTCATCTACATTCTCACCGCGGTTAGGCAACTTATCTTTCAAAAAGAAGTGCACAAAATGGCATTCTTTAATTTTAGTATTAGCTGTAAATAAACCGTTCCACTTCCAGTCCATATTTTTAACTGGCATTTTTTCTTCTTTTACCCAAGTATTTAAAAGCGTTTGATCTGTAGACCATTTCCATGGACCGAGACCATCAACAAATGGTTTAAACTCTGGACGTCTAATAAACTGCATTGGCGTTTCACCTCTTAAATATTTAGAGATTTTTTTATTCATCACCATCATTCCCATGTTAAAGAATTCGGCACCTAAATCATTCCATTTCCAATTTATGCTTTTTAAATTTCCGTATTGCATTTTTGAATAGTTTTGAATTTTACTTTTATAAGCTGAATTAAGTGGCATAGTTCTTTCTACAACGCCACCAAAAGCGTATTCTTCTTCTAAGTCTTCAAAAATATTTGGAGCATCGGGCCTAATCCATATGTCGGCGTCGATGATAGCTACTTGATCGTAACTTTTTAAATATGCGAATGCATTTTCTTTCTCATAGATTGGTAAATATCCACCATATTTTTCATATGATTCTTTACTTCTATTTGTTTGAAAAACATCAGGCTTAATCATTAGAATTGGGGTTTTTTGTACTTCATGATCAATGCCATATTTTTTACAATATGCTTTTACTGAAGCTACGCAATGATCATATAGTTTAGACTTTTTACCAACATAAACTTGATATATTAATCTTTTCATTTTTCAAACCTTTCATAATTATTGGGCCTTAGCAAGTGTACCTGCTAAGGCCAATTCATTTATATCTATACATTATTTAAAAAGGCTTATTTACCTTTAGTGTAACCTTCTTTAGCATAGAATGCTGCTACGATTGCCGCAACCGATACAAAGTATGTTGGAGCCATATCACCTAAAATATTTGGAGCAGACTGTAGACCAAGCCAGTTAGCAA